AAACCAGCAAGAAGCATTAACTTCATTACTTTACAATTTATCGCAACACGAACTGGCGTCTCTTTTGACGAAGTTGCAGGTTAAGGTAGAGGAGAAATAAAATGGCAAACATTAACGACTTCAAAGCTAAACTTGCAGGCGGTGGCGCAAGAGCCAATCAGTTTAAGGTAACTATGCCTTTTCCTGGTTACTCGCAAGTTGGTGGAGAGATAGAAGAGCTAGCATTCTTATGTAAAACTACTCAGTTGCCGGCAATGACAATTCCGTCATTTACGGTACCTTTTAGAGGTAGACAAATTAAGATTGCTGGTGATAGAACATATGCTGATTGGACAATCACGGTACTAAATGATACAAATTTCAAATTAAGAAACGCATTTGAAAGATGGTCAAATGGTATTAACAATGCGACAGATGGTGAAGGATTAACAAATCCTGCTGACTATCAAGTTGACGCATTTGTTGACCAATTGGATAGAAATGGAGCAACGATTAAGTCTTACACTTTAAGAGGTGTATTCCCGACTGAAATCGCTGCTATTGAATTGGACTACGGAACAAATGACGCAATCGAAGAATTTGGTGTGACATTTGCTTACCAATACTTTGAAAGTAACACTACTACTTAATACATAAATAGTAGTAAAAGTAAAGGAATAATATTATGGCTGAATTATTTGGATTTTCTATCACTCGTCTTAAAAAGACAGCGGATCCAAAACAAAGCTTTACACAACCACAGGCGGATGATGGTACACAAACCATCGCCGCCGGTGGATATTTTGGTCAGTACCTCGATATGGAGGGACAGGCCAAAACAGAGCAAGACCTAATCCGAAGATACAGAGAAATAGCATTACACCCCGAGTGTGACATGGCAATTGAAGATATTGTCAATGAAGCAATTGTGGCTAATGAATTGAAGGATGCTATTAGATTAAAATTGGATGAAGTACCTTTTGGTAAAGATGTTAGACGAAAGATAGAAGATGAGTTTAAAGAAGTATTAAGGTTAATGAACTTTAATACAAAAGGTCACGACATATTTAGAAGATGGTATGTTGATGGCAGAGTTTATTATCATAAAGTAATTGATAGAGAGTCGCCAAGAAAAGGTATCACAGAGTTAAGATACATTGACCCTAGAAAAATTAAAAAAGTTAGAGAAGTAAGAAAGAAAAGACCTGACGGTCCTACACCACATGGTCTATCTATCATTGACGAATACGAAGAATACTATTTGTTCAATGAAAAAGGAATTGCCGGCACAACATCTGGTGGTATTAAGATTGCACCAGATACAATTTCGTTTGTGCCATCAGGATTAATTGACCAAAATAAAAATATGGTCTTGTCTTATTTACATAAGGCTATTAAACCTGTAAATCAATTAAGAATGATTGAAGACGCTACAGTAATTTATAGAATTGCTAGAGCGCCTGAAAGAAGAATATTTAAGATTGATGTTGGTAATTTACCAAAAGTAAAAGCTGAACAATACCTAAGAGATGTTATGGCAAGATATAGAAATAAACTTGTCTATGACGCACAAACAGGTGAAATCAGAGATGACAGAAACTACATGTCTATGTTAGAAGACTTTTGGTTACCAAGCAGAGAGGGTGGTAGAGGTACAGATATTACTACATTACCTGGCGGACAAAATCTTGGAGAAATATCTGACATTGAATACTTTAGAAGTAAACTATATCGTTCATTGAATGTACCAGCAAGTAGATTAGAAGCGAGTCAAGGTTTCAATCTAGGTAGAAGTACCGAGATTACTAGAGACGAACTTAAATTTACAAAGTTTGTACAAAGGTTGAGAAAAAAGTTTACAGAGTTATTTAATGACATTTTAAGAACACAATTAATATTAAAAGCTGTTATCACGGAAGAAGACTGGCATATTCTAAGAGATTTTGTTCAGTATGACTTTTTGCAAGATGGACACTTTGCTGAACTTAAAGAAAGTGAAATGCTTTTAGAAAGATTAAGATTAGCAAATGAAGTGAGAGATTATGTTGGTAAATATTATTCAGTACAGTATGTTAGAAAAGCCATACTTAAACAATCTGATAGAGATATTGAAGACATTGATAATCAAATCAAAAAAGAAATTGATGACGGCATTATATCAGCACCTACGGAAGATATTCCAGGTTCTGGTGGAAACTTATAGGAGATAAAAAATGAGTGAACATATTAAAAAATTTGTTGACGACTTATCAGTCGGTAATAATGCAGAAGCAGGAGAAGCTTTTAAAGACGCTTTAAGAGCTAAAGTTGCAGACAGTTTAGACCAGGCTAGAGTTGATATTGCAGGTAAAATTTTTAGTGATGTTGAACCACAACCGTTCAGCGACCCTAAACCAGCAGTAACAGACCCTAATCCTGAAACAGCTGTGGTAATTGACACACAAGGTCAAGAGGTACAATTCGAGCCAAACGGTAACGAACAACCTACACCTGAAGCTGAAGTACCAGAGGCACCGGCAAATGATGAAAGTCAACCAACTACTTAAACCAAATGTAGTTAACACTACAGCATTTAATAGTTTACCACCTAAACATAGAGATGTGGTAAACGATTTTTATAAAGTTGTAGAGTTAGAAAAAGGAAATGTAGTTGATAGAGTTGAAGCAGCCATAGATGTGGTTGCCGATAAACACAATGTAAGTACAGAGATTATGTACAACTACATTGACAAGGAAACAGGAGAGTAATATGGCGTGGGTAACAGTACCAAATTCAGATAACATTTGGCAATATGAAAACACTGCTACTGTGTCTGACACTTATCCTGATTCAGCTGATGGTGCAAACTCAACTGTATCAGGTGGTATTAGAACTTATACTAAACCGGGAACAAGTGATACAGTAGAAGTTTATATGCAAACCAGAAAAACTGGTGAAACAAAAGAGCGTGGCGAGTTATCAAAAACTTATTATGACAATCAGTAGTACAAATTTAGTAGATGATGGTTTTAAAGTAATTAATAAAATTACTGGTGCTCGTAACGAAAACGAAAAGTTGATTGAGTTAGATAACTTAAAAGGTTCAACTAACGAATCAGAAATATCAATTGCAAATGCTTATTATGAAATAGAAGGCACAGGCACGGTAACTTTGCAGTTTGATAATGACGAACAATTTATTATGAGAGGTATAGACAATTATGGTCTAAAACCTACAGAAACAAAAATAAAAGGAACAGGCGACATTACAATTACAACTGATACAAATGTAGATAAGTTTAGTTTAATGTTAGAATGTCATAAAGAAACAGGATTTAGTAATGGCTGATATAGTAACAACACAAACAATTTCTGATACCTCTGGTGTAAAGTTTGTTTCTAAACTCACAAACTTTTCAGATGGTACTGGAGAAACACAAGTAAAGAAGATTGACGCTTCAGAGGTCACTTTTATGACCGAAGATGGTAATAGAAAGATTGCAAAAATATGGTACTCAATTAACACTGCTAATAGTAAATCAGCAGTTGAATTGATATGGGACGGAGAAACAAACGCAACCGCTATGTTATTAAGTGGTAATGGTTATTGGGATTTAAGAACAGCAGGTGATGAGATTACAAATAATGCTACTACACCTACAGGAGATGTTCTATTATCGACTAAAAACTTTGCAAATGGCGACAATTATACAATTATTATTGAGTTTAGGTAATAAAAACATATAAATAGTTTGTACGAGAGAGAAAACACATGAAGTTAATATCGGAAGAAATTCAACAGGCAGAATATATCGTTGAGGAAGTCAGCGGTAAAAAGAACTACAAGATTCGTGGTGTCTTTCTACAATCAGATATCAAAAATAGAAATGGTAGAATTTATGAAAATGATATCTTATCAAAAGAGGTAGATAGATACTCAAAAGAATTCATTGATAAAAAGAGAGCATTCGGTGAACTAGGCCATCCAGATGGTCCTACAGTAAATTTAGAGAGAGTGTCACATATGATTACATCTCTAAAACCAGAAGGCAAAAATTTTATTGGTGAAGCTAAAATCATGGACACACCATACGGTAAGATTGTAAAAGGTCTTATTGATGAAGGCGCTCAATTAGGAGTATCTTCAAGAGGTATGGGTTCCTTGGTTACCAAAGGTGGTGCTAACTATGTAGGAAAAGATTTCTACTTAGCTACTGCTGCCGACATTGTTGCAGACCCTAGCGCTCCAGACGCTTTCGTTGAAGGTATCATGGAGGGTAAAGAGTGGATTTGGGACAATGGACAAATAAAAGCAAAAGATATTGAAGAATATAAAGAGTATATTGAGAGAGCAAAATCTATTCAATTAGCAGAAGCTAAAGTGAATGTATTTAAAAACTTTCTTGAAAAACTTTAATATTATAAATATATTATAATTAAAGAGAAAATTACTAGTAATTTTTAAAAAGGAGATTTCTCAAATGGCCGATACAGAAAAAAAGTTAGAGGCGTTAGAGCAAGAAGCAGTTGCTGAGGCGAATGCCCAAGCGGATGCTCCTAAGAAAAATGCTGTAGCGGCTGAGCCGAACCATCTGAAAAATGATGCGGAAGATTTAGGCGCAGCTGTAGTTAAACCAACTGACAGCAATCCTGACGCAACTAAAAAAGTAAAACAAGTTTCTGGACAAGCTCCTCAAAAATCACAAGGTGCTGCTGACCCAATGCCAAAATTATCAGGTCACAATACTAAGTTAGAGGGTGCAGAAGCTGAAGAAGGTTCGGAAGAAATCAAAGAA